GGGCGCTTCGGGCGCTTCGGGCGCTTCGGGCGCTTCGGGCGCTTCGGGCGTCAGCGTATCCGTGGATTCGCCTGTGCCGCCCTCCTCAGCAATGTCGACCAAGCCCTTAGCCATGAGCTGAGCCGCATGCATTTCGCTGACCGAAAAGACATCGCCGGGATTTCGGCGGCCGTTGTGCTCAAAGCCCGCCACGGCCTTCACAGTTACTTGTTTCATGAAACTCTCCTGTACTTGTGAGCAGTGCACACGTGTGCACTGCTCTACCGCTTCAATCAGGGGGTGGGAGTGGGACCAACGCCCGTAAAGTTGCCCTTGATGAAAGCCTCGGGGCGGAAGACCGTCAGGCCGACGCGCTCTTCGGCCAGGACGGTGACCATGTTCTTGACGAAGTTGTCGCCGTCCTGGTTGCTCACAGATACGTTCGCGTCTTCACGGTCCCAGCCCTGCGCGCCCAGTGCAAAGGCCCCGGTCAGGAATTCGTTCTTGGTCATGCTCTGCGAGGAGACCACGGGGCGGCCCCACAGACCAGGCACGGCCAGACCGTGCGGCGTAGCGAACAGGTAGGCGTTGTCCTTGGTCTTGGTCAGCTCGATCTGGGTCCAGTCGATGGGGTTGAGCACGATACCGTCGGCGGTGTACTCGGCCAGCTCCGCCTGCAGCATCGCGATGCGCAGACGGTCCAGCATGGTTTCATCCTGCACGACGACGCCCGGATTCGAGTAAGCCGAAGCCTGGGTCCAGATGCCATTGATGTTCAGGCCGACACCGGAGCCCTTGAGCAGTTGAGCCTCTTCTTTCAGCTTCAGGCCGTAGATCAGGCGCCCATCGATATAGGCCTGGAGCATGGGCACGTCAGACAGGACCTGCTTGGAAGCCTTGATCCAGTGAGCGATGGTCGCCACCTTGGACGAATCCATCTCGAAAACAATATCAGACTGAGGCTTCGGATTGGTCGGGTTCTCGGCAACGACATCGGCGTTGTTCGTGAAGCCCGTTTCACGAACATATTCAACGTCGGGAGAGGCTGTAGTACCCCAGTTCAGCAGATCGCGAACAAACAGTCGCTGCTGAGGGGGAGCCACGATGCCAGGCACGCGAGTGGGCTGAATCAGGCTACCCGCAGAGTCTGGAGCACCAGACACCGCGTTATGGATAGAGCCGATCTTGACCGCAACAGCACCGCGAAACTCGGGGTTGAAGCTCATCAACGCTTCGTTGTTGACGACCTTCTCGCCCAGAGTCTGAGGGCGGCCAGCACCGCCGCCACCATTTCCCAGACTGGCAAGCGCTTGCTCAGCGGCCTGCAGTCGCGCTTGCAAAGAGCCCTGCTCCACCAGCATCTTGTCCACGCTGGCCTTGGTTTCGGCCGTCATGGTGCCGTGATTTTTCAGCTCCTTCTGGGTTGTTTCCGCGTAGGCCTTGAGCTGGTCGCCCACGCTTTTCAGGTCCGCCTGGACCTGCTTGTATTCCTGCTCCACGCTGACCGAGCCGGCAAAGCCGAGCATCGACAGGCCTGCGAAGACATCGGGGTGAGCAGCGATGAAGCCGGGAACATCCACGCCAGCAGCCTGAGCGGCCACAGATGCGACGGTGAGTGCGGCGAGGACCGCGACGGAGATAAAACGAGACTTTTTCACGGTAGTACCTTTCAGAGTGAAGCGAAGCAATTGGCAAGAGAACCCGACAGTGCGGACGCTCCACCGGTGGCAAAAGCAGCTGTTGGTGAGCCGCGCTCGGTGGGATCTCCCTCACCGCTGCCGGCGGGGTCACCCACGCCGGACTTGAACTCGCTGATGAGGCGCATGGCCTCGGACTTGGGTAGGCCACTGGCACGCAGAGCGGCCTCCAGCCGGCGAGCGGCATTGGCTTGTGCCTTGGCACCGCCCTGGCTGACCTGGTCGGATGGCAGCAGCTCATCAGCAAAGCCCTGGTCTATGGCGCTGCTGCCACCGATCCAGGACTCCGCGTCCATGAGCTTGCCCATGGCTTTCACATCAGCGCCGGTGCGCGCCGCATAGATATCGGCCAGGGCCGAATCGAATGGCTCCAGCCAGTCGGCCAGCTCGCGGTAATCGTTGCGATTGCCTGCCGCCACGGTCCAGACGTTGTGCACCATGAAGAAGCCGGCCCGCGCAATCTGCACTGTGTCGCCGGCCATGGCGATGATGCTGGCGGCCGACGCGGCCAGGCCCAGCACTTTGACCGTCACTTCACCCTGGTGCTCGCGCAGCAGGTTGTAGATGGCCAAGCCCTCGAAGACATCGCCCCCGGGGCTGTTGACGTTCACGGTGACAGGGCCGGCACCAAGGGAGCGAAGCGCCCCGGCGATTCGCCGTGCCGTCACGCCATCGCCCGTCCAGTAGTCGTAGCCGATGACGTCATAGATGCTGATGCTGCGATCCTCACCGTCATCAACCGCAGCCTGCACGCCAGGATTCCAGCGGTCGAATGCACGGGGAAGGATTTCGCTGCGCACGCCGGCGCTCGGGCGGCCCGTTGGGGCGCCCGGAAGGGATTTCATGCTCATGGTGTTTAGCCTTTCAGGGGCTCAGGTTCAGCAGCCAGCAGCTGCCGTAGCAGCGCCACCGCCTGCGCATCAGGGTTTACTTGGCCGAGGCCGTCCAGGGTCGTCATGGCTGACTGCACGGTCAGCACGGCGGCATTGCCGCCCATAGGCTCACGGTCCTCCAGCTCACGCACTTCGTCACGGGTCAGGATGCCCTTGTCGACCATCACCCCGTAGAACGCAGCACGCGCCGCACTGTCGCCGCGCAGCAGGCCCTCTACAGCAAACTTGGCGTAGTAGCGCAACCGCTCAGCGGGGTTGAGCAGGTCTTTGCTGATCGACTGCTCAATGCGGCGCAACCAGGGCGCCAGCGTGAAGACCAGGAAGGCAATCATTTGCTGCTCAATGCCGCTGCCCCAGCTGGTGGCCTTTTCGGTATGGCCGACCATCCAGGGGGGCACGCGGAACCAGCGACAGATTTCCTCAACACTCCAGCCGCGAGACTCCAGCAACTGCACATCCTTGGGGTTGATACTCAGCGTCTTGGCTTCGATGCCCCCCTCCAGAAGCGGCGTCTTGCCCTGGTCTATCAGACCCATGACGTTTTCGCGGAACACATCCCGCTGGTCTTTCTTCAGCCACTCCTTGAAGGAGTAGTAGAGGTTCTGTAGGGCACCATTGCGGAACGCCCGGCTGGCAGCGCGCTCTGCAGCGCCGGCCTGGCCGAACACCGCAGAGCCGTAGTGCACTACGCTGACGCCGTTTTCGCCATCCAGCGAGAAGCCGGGCACCGTCCACACCTTGCTGGCTGGAATCAGCCGCTGCCGATTCCGCTTGTCCCTGTAGCGCCACTCGGTGACGACGCTGCCATCCTTTCTATTTGGCGCCAGGCGGTCAGGGTCGAGGTACACCAGGCCGACTAGGCGGCCGTTGAACTCCAGGCGCTCAGCCCGACCAGCACCGCGCAGCAACATGGCGGCCACCATGGATTCCCAGAACACCGCCGCTGTCGCATCCGGGTTCGGCATATCGTGCACGATCAGGTGCAGCGGATGCTGGGGAGCAACGCGCTTGCCCTTGCTGTCCTTCTCATAGATGCTGAGAGGCAGCGTGGCAATCGTCTCGGCAATCAGCCGCACGCACGACCAGACAGCCGAGAGCTGCAGCATCGTTCGCGGGCTGACTGTCATGCCCGTATCGAGATCCACGCCGAAGATGGCCGCTGTGCCCGGTGCGTCGCTGATGCTCACGGACTTGCCCAGCAGCGCATCGACAGCAGCGCGTACGCGGCCATGCCGCCGCTGATGCAGTTGTGATTTCATTGATCGCTCATTTCGTTGTTGGGCTGGAGAAGAAGCCGTCCTCGTCCCCGCTGTCGTCAGGTGCAGCCATACGCCCCAGGGCCATCACTGCGGCCACGATGCCGTCAATGCGGCCGTTTTCCTTGCTGGCCTTTTTGTTGGGCCGGTAGTTGCCGTTGGTATCGAACAGCAGCGAAACGTTGCCCGCGCAGTAGCGCAGCACCGGATTGCCGCCATGGGCGAGCAGGCCGCCATAGACCAAGCGCTCCAGCTCTTTGCTACCGGGCCCCATCCCGCCCGTGTTCTGCGGAATGTTGACCATGGGCAGATCCGCAGCCAGCAGATCGTTGACCAGTTGCTGGGCGTTCCAGTCGTCAAAGCCCAGTTGCTCGATTTCGTAGTCCTTGCCGGCCTGCACGACCACGTCATGCACCGCACCGTAGTCAGTAACGTTGCCGGGCGTGAGCGTGAGCCAGCCTTCCTCTGCCCACTGCCGATAGTTGGCCTCGTCATCTGCCTCCTCATCCTGCTTGGACTCGGGCGCCCAAAACCACGCCAGGATGTGGACCGTTGTCTCTCCCTCAAGCGGAGGGAACACCAGCACGAACGCCGTCAGGTCGCGCACGCTGGCCAGATCCAGGCCGCCGAAGCAGCGCCGACCCTTGAGCATTTCGCGATTGAATGGCTTGCCGCCCTTGTCCCATACCTGGATGTCAAACCAGCCTTCGGCGCTGTTGCACCAGATGTTCAGATCCTTGGTCAGGAAGTTGGCACGCGCGCCCGGCAAAGCCTTGGCCTTTCGAGCCTGAGCGCGCATGTAGTCCCATGTCTTGCTGCGACCCAGACCAGGATTGGCTTTGATCCAGTTGCGCTCGTCGTAGGGGTCATCGCCCACATCCGGCGTGTAGATGTAGCCAAACAGGTCATCATCCAGGCGCTTGCCGTCCAGGACACTGACCAGGTAGCCGCGCACCTCAACACAAATGCCATTGAGAATGAAGCCTGCCGTTGTGATGGCCGACAACAACGGATGCCGCCGAGCGCCAAGGGCTGACTCCATAACGTCCCACACATCCCGGTCAGCCTGGGCATGCAGTTCATCAAAGAGAACAGCGGAAGGATTCAAGCCGTCCAGGCTATCGGCATTGGCGGGCAGCGGAGCAAACACGCTGGCGTCCATCTGGACGCTTTCCTGGTTCAAGCCCTCATGGATCTTGAAGCTGCGTTTCACGCCTGGAGAACGACGCGCCCAGCGCTTGATGTTGTCGAATGCCGGCTTGAAAACCGACATGGCCTGTTTGCGGGTGGTCGCCACCGCGTACACCTCTGCGCCGGCCTCTCCGTCCATGGAGAACAGATAGGCACCCTGCGGCCCGGTCCACGTGCTCTTGCCGTTCTTGCGCGCGACCTCCTCATATGCCCGTGTGAAGCGCCTACGCTGGTCGTCCGCATGACGCCAGCCGTACTTCACAGCAGTCCAGAACTTCTGCCACGGGTCCAACAGGATCGGCTTGCCAGCCAGCGGACCTTTGATATGCACAAAGAACCGCTCAATGAACTGGATCATGTGCCAGCTATAGCTGGGCATGAATACAAGGCCACGCGCGCCCGCCTCCTGCAGATCACGGTAGTGGCGCACGACAGCCAGGTAGGTATAGCGCCCTGTGCTGATCTCGTTGCGCAGCACGGGCAAACCGTACTCAACATCCCACTGCTGCAGCAGGGCTGGTATCAGTGCGTCGGCGTGCTTCCTGGTGAGGCGGTAGCGTGCCCGACGAGTGCGCCGAACAGGTCGTCCTGCCCGCCCTGCACTCCCGTGTCCTTGCGCACTCGCGCCAGAGACGGAATGGTCAAACATGCTTTCGGCAACCATTGGCCCAGCTCCATCTTGAGGCGGACCTCATCTTTGGCCCATGGCATTTCAGTGACCCACCCAGTCTTCGACGTCTGGGTGCGCCCTTCCTTCTCGCACTTCTCGACGGCCTTGAGCCAGTCAGCAAAGGTGCGAACGATCACGGCAATTGGGATGCCGGCTGTCATGTGCTCGATGCCGGCTTTGCGCAGCGAATCGCAGATGTAGTCGTACAGCTCCTGCTCGCTCGCCGTCAGCTGCAGCTGCTGGGGCGCAGCCGGAGAATCGATTTCTGTTTTGAGCCCTGTTACCTGCCCAGCACCCACGGCTGGCGGTTGGACCGCAAACTCCGCAGTCTTGCTAGTCATGGTCGTCCTCGGTTAAACCCCCAGGGGGTAGTTTTCGTTTCCCATAAAAGTTCGCCTGGGGGCTCGGTTTCCGGTCGGCCTGGGTCAGACTTTTTTCACCCCCCTCCCCCTGCCTGCGTTTTCAAATGAGAATACCTCTCATTCGCCTCGATATCCGGCCCATGACCGTTTGACGCCGCGCGCCCGCTCGGCCTTGGACTTGATGTCGTGGCAGTCGTCACACAGGGGCTGCACGTTGTCCTCGGTGTCGGTGCCGCCCTCTTCGAGCGACTGGATGTGGTCGCGCTGGGTTGCCAGCTTGACCACATCATTGCTCCAGCACTCCCGGCACAGCGGCTCACGTGCGAACAGCTCAGCGCGCAGACGCTGCAGCGGCCTGCCCGTGATGCGCTTTGCAGCGGTGGGCTTCTTGGCCCATGACTGCTTCGGATGCTTTGGACATCGGCCCGTGCCATCGCGGACCAGCACGCCACAGCCAGGATGCGAGCATGGGCGCGGGGCAGCTGACGGCACGGTGATGTCTCCGGTGATCGGACAAAAGAAAACCCCGCACAGCGCAAACTGGCGGGGTTATCGGGGCATGCGTTCAGTGGTTGGGGTCACTGAGCACTAGCTTGCCTGAAATGTAGCGCAACTCTCTATGGTGTAAAACTCCCCTGCTTTGCCATGTACTCGCGGCCACGGGCCAATGCCTCTTTCTCTTCCCTCACCCTGGCCTGCTCCTGCAGCCAGCCAGCGATGAAGTGGTCTGCCTGGTCGAAGTGCGCGTGAATGGTGCTGGGGCTTTTGCCTGTGCTGCGGGCGATCAGTTGCACGCCCAGGTCCTGCAGGTAGTAGGCATGAAGTGTCTGGTACAGGTGGATCTTTGCAGGCTTCAACGCCTCCACCGCCTGGTCCGTCTCTTCGCCTTCCTGGTCGATGTGCGGAATCATGCTGCCGTTGTAGCTGTTGCGGCTCCACACATCCACAGCCAGCACATTCACCGAATGAAAGCCCAGGCCGGTGCTGTTGAGCCGAGCCTTCCACAGCGCCCAGTTGTCCAGCCTGCGCTTGATGTGCTCGATACGCGCCATCAGTTACCTCCCTTCACGGGCTCACGCATGAACCCGGCAAAGCTGGCCCCCAGCAAGATGGCTGCCTGCTGCATCTGTGCGACCGAGCGCTTACCGCCATCGATCACCGCACCAACTGCATCCACAGGCCACGGCGTGCCAAGCACCTTGCCGTTCTCGATGGCATAGAACCATCCTGGTTCGCCCTTGAGTGCGCGGCGGATGCACTGGTCCACATAGTCCCGGCCCCACTCCACACGCTTTTGGTCCACCCAATCCGCCGTTTCCGGCATGGCGTCTCTCAAACTGGCTGGTTTATTCATGCCGCAACTCCCCAACTGTGCATACGTGTGGACGAGGGGAGGACGGAGGGTGGACGGCGCAAACCCGCGCCAATCCTCAATCCGTCCATTCGTCCATACTGACCACCCAAAAAATAAAAAAAATGTTCCGCGTACGCGCACAGACACGCGTGCGCCTGTCCGCACACACGCTCATGTGTGTGGGTACGCGCCTTGGGGTGGACGGGTGGACGGATCGCTAAAAACTGTTGAATTTCAACAGCTTGCGCCGTCCACCCCCCATGGACGGAGGGTGGACGGAGGTGGACGGGGAGGACGGCGGTGGCGACATGACCGGCTGCGCGGATGCATGCGCATCCACCCAGACGGGGCGTGACCAGCCCGCGTAGCATCCTACCGCGTTCCACGGCGTTCAAATCAAATCGGCAGGTCATCACCACTCCCTGCCTCGTCCAGGTCATACGGCCATTCAGGGGCCTCTTGCTGTGCTCCAGGCTGCGCCTGAGCGGGCACCTGTACCGTGCTGACATCCTCCTTCGGCACGCGCTGAAAGCCGCGCCTGCGCTTGCCTGTCGTCTCCCTATGAACTTTGAAGCCCAGGGCCTTCATGGCGTTGCTGATTCGCGTATCCATCTGCCCTGCGTTGTCCACGCGGTCGGGCTTGATCTGCAGCACCTGGTACAGCTCAATGCGAGAGAAGAACTCACGATGCTTAGGCGCTGGGTCGTTGACGTGCAGACCCTCCACACCATTGACAAACGCATCCAGCAGGTCTTCCCATGGGTCGGAGCGCTTGAATGGCTCTTGCTCGGGGAAGATCAGCGTTTTCTCTTCCTCACGGTCGGGCCAGTAACGCTCACCCTCATTCAGGCGGTGCAGTGCCTCGGCCAACAACTGGCCGCGCATCTCTACCAGCACATCAGGATTGACCTGATGAATCTCCAAGGGCCAGAAGCGACGGTCGCCCGTGGCATCGCGCAAGAAGGCATCGGCGTTGGTGGTGCCCACGTTCACAAAGTGACGCTTGGCCTTGATCATCTGCGCGCCATAAGGAGGACGGAACCAGTCCTCCTGCGCCGACAGATACTGCTTGATGGCCGTTGCATCGGCCTTGTTCAGCGACTCCAGCTCGGCAGACTCCACCAGCCAGGCCATCTGCTGGGCCAGCTGCGAATCCTTGTCGCCCACCTTGATGGCGTTGTCGGTGAAATACGGATAAGCCAGCGCACGAAAGGCTGATGACTTCTTCAAGCCCTGTTCACCCTTCAGGATCAGCATGTAGTCGAACTTACAGCCAGGATTGATGGCCCGGTTGACCAAGCCCATCATGAAGCACTTGCCAATCAGCCTTGTGTACGGCCGCTCCTCTATCCCGTAGACCTTGGTAAGCCAGTGCTCCAGGCGCGGGGTCTTGTCCCAAACCTCGGACCGGATCAAGTCCTCAATGGGGTTGTACTTATCCAGGCGGGCCGCCATCTGCACACCATCCCGCAGCGTGCTCTTGGCGGCGATGTTCAAGCCATGTACCCGCAGCAGGTACTCACCCAGCATCATGTCGTCCTCTTCCTCCCACACGCCCGCTTCGCGGCCCCATGGCGCCTCACGGCTGCGGTCAAGCTGCATGGTGAAAGTGTTGTACCGGGCCAGGCCCGCCAGCTCCGGGTCGAGCTGCATGCAATACATCACGTTAGGCCGGCAATCCATAAGGCCGTTCTTGCCCGTCACCAGCCTGTCGTAGAGCGCATCCAGGCTTTCATCGTGGTTGCGCTTCTTGCCCTTCTTCTTGGGCTTCTCGTCGCCACCACCATCGCCAGCGGCTTGAGCTGGAGGATCTGCAGGCGGCGGCGTAGCCCCACCTCCCCCTGCGGGAGCCTGCTGGTTCGCGCGCGGAGCTTCCAACTGGATGCCCAACACACCAGCCAGCCACTTGAGCGCCTCGGCGGGCTTCCCTGTCCCTGGCCCCCACTCCATCACCAGATCGATGGGCGAGCGGCTTCCTTCCCGGGCATCGCCCATATCGGCCACGCCCCAATCCTTGATGCCTTCGGGCTGAATGGACAGATCCTCCTGCAGATCGCGCCCCAAAGCCTTTGACGTGACCCGATAGCCCTGTCCCTTCTTCAACTCGCGGCCACCAAACAGCGCAGGCACCCAGGCGTAAAGCGAGGCCATAGCCTTGGCATTCACCTTGGCAAAGTCGTTGCCACCCGCAGGCGCTTCACCCCCTGCTGCGCGCTGCGCTGGCTGGGTAGGCTGGGCTGCAGCAGCGCGCTTGTCCTTGGCCTCCTGAATCGTCACATGCATGCGGCGAATGGCCGCGTCATCAGCAGCAGCAACCTCCAGAGGCGTGCCATCAACATGCTTGCCGGTGACGGTGAAATACTGCTTCTCGCAGAACATCTCCACGCCGATGCCGTTGTCCTTGGCCGTGTGCGTATGCCCCTGCAGGTACAGGTGCACGCCCGTGCCGCTGGGCGAGATCTCAGTGAAGGTGTTGAAGGCCGCAATGATCTTCTTGCAGCGGTCAGACATGGCGCCCGTTGCCGGGTCCACATGCTTGTCCAGGTCGATACCGATCAGGCCATCACCAGGCAGAAAGCCAAAGCCGATCCCGCTCCAGGCGTCGGGCTGGCCTTCTTTGCGTTGGAACGCAGTGCGCACCACCGGCAACGTGGCCAGGCGCTGGCGGTCGCGGTCGCTGCCTTGATCACCAGAGCGGCGACCGCCCCCCACGTAATAGGGAACCTTCAACCAGGCAGAACGCTTTGCGTCCCACTCAAACCGCCACAGCACCCACTGCTGCCGCTGTGCAAGCTCTGCAGGTATCTTGTCCCACTCCGGGACCGGGGCCTGTGGCATTGCTGGCTTATCGTCAGTCATGCGCACCTCCCCGCAGATAAAAACAACTCACGCCGGCGTCCCCAACACCGACAACGCGACCCCACTCCATCCAGTTACCCCCAAAGTTGCATGGCCTGCGAGAGGCCGAAATCCGCCTGATTGGCGGCTTGAAGTTGATGCGGCAGCGCGTACTCGGCTGCCGGACGGTTGCGCCCAGGCACCTTGCGGCCTCGGCAAATGAAAATGCGCTCGTAGCGCGTCATGTTCTTGAGGGTCTGGCTAGCCGCGTCCTTGGCCACGCCCGCAGCGACCGCAAGCTCCTGCAGCGTCGGTCCGCGCTCCGGCGTCCACAGGCGCTCTACTGCCTGCAGCAGTGCCAGGCTGATTTCTCCTGCCGGCCTCATACAAAGTCCTCCGACCGGCCAGCAGCGCGGCGGGCATTGCGGCGCAAACGCCAGAGCAGTTCGATGGCGGCCATAACTTCCGCCTCCATGTCGTCGCACTCTCGGTCGTCAATGCGGTTATCTGCAGTGGCACGCATGCCGATGGATGCCAACGCGCCGTTCTGGGCAGTCAGCTGCAGCAGCTTTTCGCGGATGGCCTGGGCCTCACACTTCCAACCTCCAGCTGGTGGCGGGGGCAGATAGGCAGCAGCCATGGAAAAGCGCGCGTTGAAGGCCTGCAACCATTGCCGCGCATCAGGGTCGCGCTGGTCGATCAGCCACTCGGTCAGCAGTTCGGCCATTTCCATGGTCAGGCTCTCGCCATCCGCACCACGCAGACGGCGACGCAGGTCTTCGGGGTGGATCGACTTGCCGCGGCGCCCGGTCAAGAAGGCAGCTGCAGCAACAACACCGCCATTGGCATTGCGTACCGCGTTGTAGAAGACATCGCGCCAGTCAGCGCTTGAATAGCGGTACGTCATCGCCCAACCCCTTGAATGGCTGAAATTTCAGCGTTGATCAGGGGAAGGCCGGCAGCGACACTGCCCCCATGAATAAAAAAGCCCACCGCCCGCTGCACAACAAGCTGCACGCAACTGCCAATGCGTGCTGCACCTTGATAGAGCGGGGAGACAAAACGCCCGGCAGCTGTACAGCTCCGATTTGGGCGGTGGGTGAAGGTCAGGCTGTCAACCAAGGGCTGACTCCTGCGAAGGCTGCGCACCGACATGACTCATCGCAGCAACGTGCTTACGCCACAGCGCCGCTTGAACGCGGTCAACCTGATCCTTTGTCAGCTCATCAGGCCATTGCGATACCGCAGACGGTGTAATCCGGCACTCGCGCGCGACTGACGCGGCAGTACCACCCAACAGTTCAAACGCATGAGACTTTTCCATGCGGGCGACTTTAGCACACTCAAGTCATAAACGAAAGCAGCCTTAAGTGTTTAGGTGGCTTAATTAATCTATGGCCCTCAAAGATCGCATCCAAGCACTCATAGACGCGGGATTCACTCGCACCGAGATCGCTAAAGCCGCGAAAAAGTCCCAAAGCGCAGTGACGCAATGGCTAAGCGGTGACACAAAAGAGTTGAAGTCGGATTCAGCTGCAGGCATCCAAGCCGTTACCGGCTTCAGTGCTGTTTGGCTTGCTACCGGCAATGGACCACGGCTTGCTTCAGAAGCATCCAATGTGGCGCTAGGCCCAAACATGGGCGGCACTGTGCCCCTTCTTTCCAGCGTCCAAGCAGGCAACCCCAAAGAGTTAGTGAATAACTATTCCCCGATGGCAAGTGATGCAGAGCAGATTCCGACTGCCGTCCCAGTCAGGCAGTACACCTTCGCCCTGCGAGTTGAAGGCGACTCAATGGAGCCTGACTTCAAAGAAGGCATGGTCATCATCGTTGAGCCCGATCTAGAGCCTCTGCCTAACGACTTTGTGATCGCCAAAAACGGTAGTGAAGAATCAACATTCAAGCAACTTGTGAAGGACGGCTCGGATTGGTATCTCAAGCCTCTCAACGAACGCTATCCCATGAAGACCTTCACCTCGGACATGAGAATCGTCGGAGTAGTACGAGCGGTTGAGCGCCGCTTCCGTTGAGCACACTAAAGTATTTAATTTAGCCAGCTTGCAAACTAAACTTTAGTGAGCTAAAGTCCACCCCGCAACTCCTGCGAGTTGTGGGCTCCACGGCATCGACCGGGCCAGCCCCGGTCGTTAACAACCTGCTGAGCACATACGGCACCCCTTGGTGCCCCGCCCTGCCCCGTGCAGGGCAAACCTAAGCGTTTTGCCACCCCGGCCAATGCGCTTAGGTTTGTGCCGCGCCCGTGGTTCTTCTCCTCCCTCCCTCTCTTACTTGCCACGGGCTATGCGGCCTTTTTTGTCGCGCCCGAGTGGTGCCGCATGTGCTCAGCAGGATCTGCCCGCCCCGACCAGGCGGGCTTTTTCTTGCCCAAGGAGCAGAGGATGAGCACCACACAAGCCTGTGCACACGTGTGCACGGTCAACCAGAAAAGACTGATCCCGGTCACAGGATTCGTGGGATTTGCAAATGCAGAAGCCGAAGAGCGCCGCTTCTGGGTTGTCGATACCCGCGCACCGTCCGACGTCCCGCCGCCGAATGCATTGCAGCTCGATGACGTGCTTCTGCCTGAAGCATCTCCGGTATCCGCGCCTAGATTTGTTCCCAGGAACAACAGCCAACACTCTTATCTGCATGGCGGTGGCTTGGTATGCATAGATCGGCATCGCATGAAGCACGAGCTAGAGCACTGCCCTGAGCGAGTTGGCAAATGGGTTGTCATGCTGCAACGCGCTGACGAAGCAGGCCGCATATGGAAGCGCACAGCCTTGTGCGCGATGGACGACCACGGCTGGCTGGTGGAGGTGCCCGAATGCTGACCCGCTACATCGTCACCAGCGGCGGCAAGCGCCGCACGACCCTGGCAACCGGCAGCTGCAATGCCATCGCTCGCGCAATGGTCCGCTTCGGCAATGCCCACCCCATCAGCGCACGGAGGGCCGCAGCATGAGCGCGCCACTCATTCAACTGGACGGGGCACCCACACCCCGCATGCGCAAACGCAACCGGCGCGCCTATATCCGCTGGGCGGCATTCTGTGCAGCGGCCCTGACCTTGGCTGCGCTGCGCGTGGCGCTCGACGCTGGAGTGCTGTGATGAACGACACACACCCAGATGGTCTGATCGAACTCAGCGGCGAGCTGGTTCATGACGCCGAAGTGCGCACCGTGCTCATGGGCGACGACCAAACCCCCATGCCCGTGCTCTGCCTGCTGATCAAGGCCGACCGCTGCAACAACAGCCCGGTCCGCTCCGAGCAAGTCTACCCGGCCGCTTTGCGTCAAGAAGCCGAGCAAGCCGCACGCGGCATGAAACGCGGCACCCGCGTGACTGTCACCTCCCCCGTGGCGCATCTGCGAATGACCATGGGCATGACCACAAACATCCAAGTCCACGGCCGCGCCAAGCAGCCAAAAGCAACCCCACCAAAGGAGCCAGCACATGCCTGATCTGAATCGCATCACCCTGATCATCGACAGCCTGCCCGAGGGCCGCGCCCAGGTGCACGTCAACATTCCAGCCCCGCTGCCAGGCATGCGCCTGGAGACTCCCGCCCACTCCCTGGCGATTGATGCCGTGGGCTGGCTGGGCAAGCAGCCTGCTGTCGCCGGGTTCATCTACGGCATGGAGCCAGCAACCGAGCGCCTGCATGCTGCGCACATCGTTCTGGACTTGGAAACCTTGAGCACCAAGCCCAATGCCGCCGTCATCTCCATCGGAGCAGTGGCACTCACCGCGAATGGGCAGTTCGTAGCCGAGTTTCACCAGTCCGTCACGCATGCAAGTCAGCCCGTTCGGGGCATTGATCAAGAAACCAACGACTGGTGGCTCAAGCAGAGTGACGAAGCCAAGGCCGCAAGCTTCCTGTCTGCCGACTCCATCCCAGCCAGTGAGGCGCTGCAAGCGTTCAGCCAATGGGTGAATGCCTATGCCGATCCCAAGAGCGTAAAGGTCTGGGGCAATGGCAGCAGCTTTGACAACGTGATTCTGTCCTCCCTTTATGCCGACTACCCGGAATTGACACGCCCTTGGGCCTGGTGGAATGACCGCGATATGCGCACCGTCCTGGACATGCACAAGGCCGCCAAGGACGTTGGCCCGTTTGAGGGCATCAAGCACCACGCGCTGCACGATGCACGCCACGAGGCCAAGCAACTGGCCAAGGCCTTGAAGCACATCACTTTGGGAGCAGCAGCATGACCGCAAGCATCATCATCTGGGCACCCCAGGGCTCTGGCATGGGGGACGTCATGACCGACAAGCTGCGCAAGCACTTTGGACTCTCCCGCATCTTTGAACGGGAGGTCTTTGAAAACCAGACTGTGACCCTGCCTGCAAACAACCACCTGATCGTGGCCCGCAGTCACAGCGCCCCTCTGAGCAAGATCCGCACCATCTCCTTTGCCAATGCGCTGAAGATGATGCAGGGCGGAACCCAGACCCTGCCAGATGGTGTTCGCAGGCCAGGCATCCAGAAGTTGGCACAACAGATCCAACGTGAACACCCGAAGTGGAGCGCCTCTCGCTGCTTGGTTGAGGCCAAGGTACTTTGGACCAACAAGAGCGCGAACGGGGGTGCTGCATGAACGGCCACCAACGTGCTGAGCTGATCCTCAAGCATTTCATCCGCGTAGGGCAGATCATTGACCTCGCATGCGCCACGTTCACCTATGACATCGACCTCAAGGGCGATGAGCTGCTGGACGATCTGCTGGCACCAGTGGTTGATCTGCACCCCACCCTGCTGCCGCTGCGCCAGGAACTGGTGAACCTTTGCGAAGAGGACCAGAACGATGTCAGCGAGTGCCTGGCTGCGCTCTGGGCCTCTGGCTTCACTGGCTATGCGATCCAGTTCCATGCCCCCTCGGGCAACAACACCGATCACCCCAACTTCGGCAGCTTCCACACGCAGTGGATCTACGCCGAGACCGTTGAAGAAGCATGGCAACACGCCTGCAAATGGGGCGACGAATGCCGCCAACAGCTGCAGCTTGACCTGGAGACCGAAGAATGACCGGAGAACACGACAACGTCACCCAGGCCCTGCCCATGCCCGGAGCTGGCCCTCAGATGCGAATGGTGGAAGTGGATCTCATTGAAGAAAGCCTCACGAATCCTCGTAGACGCTTCAACCAGATCAAACAGCAGGAGATTGCAGACAGCATTGCTTCAAGCGGCGTGCTCACGCCCGTCCTGTTGCGGCCTCTTCCTGGCCACCGAGTACCCGAGACTTGGGGATTCCGCCGTCAAGGTTCGCCGCTTCCGGTATATGAACTGGTTGCTGGTGCACGTCGACTGCGCGGCACGAAGATGAACAAGCTCACCGAAATTCCCGCCTTGATCCGCGAGATGACCGATGCGCAGGTCCGTGAGTTCCAGCTAGTCGAGAACCTACAGCGCGAAGACATCAGCAAGCTTGAAGAGGCTGAGGGCTACCGCGCGCTGATGGATGAAACCGGCATGACTGCAGACGAAGTTGGCGCCAAGGTCGGCATGGGCAAAGGCAAAAGCCGCACCTACATCTACAACGTCCTCAAAATTCTCGACCTCTGCGAGCGCGGGCGTGAGCTGCTGGCCGAGAACAAGATTGAGTGGTCCGTCGCCCTGGTCATTGCACGCATTCCAGGCAAGACCCTGCAGCACAAAGCGCTGGATGAAATTGAGCGCCATATCGGGTGGGAACAGCCCTATACAGCCCGCCAGGCGCAAAGCATGGTGCAGCGTGAATACATGCTGCAGCTGGAGCATGCCCCGTTTGACCGTGACGACGCATCCCTGTGCGCCGATGCCGGCGCCTGCAGCAGCTGCCCTCATCGCACTGGAGCGAACCCGGAAATCTATGAGGACGTGGATAGTGCAGACGTGTGCACAAACCCACCGTGCTACCGACAAAAAGAAGATGCGCATGCGGTCAGCGTCCGAAAGAAGGCCGAGGAGATGGGCTGCGAAGTGATTGACGGCCGCCAGGCCAAGGAGCTGATGCCATCGCCATATGGGAGCGAGGTCAAGAACTACCTGCGCCTGGATAACCCCAGCGACAGCCCAGTGAAGGGAAAGACGCTGCGTAAGCTGGTGCACAAAGCCTTGGATACCACTGGCATCAAGCCCACCATGGTGGTCAATCCATACGACAAGAACGAACTGATTCCGGTGGTCACTCCAGAGCAGGCCCAGGAGCTACTGAAGGTAGCCGGCAAGGCCGAGGCTCACGAGAAGCTGCAAAAGGATATCGAGGAAGACAAGAAGGCGGATGCAGCCACTGCAAAAAAGCAAGCTGTGACGGATTTCGAGACGGGTTGGCGCAAGGAGGTCGCGCGCCTGGTTGCAGTCCACGCCAAAGAGCCCAGCGATGCTGCTCTGCTTGCCAGCGCTCGTCTGGTTACGCTTCATCTGGTGGGCACACTCAATGGCGACCACGCCAAGGAGCTGTGCAAGATGCTGGATCTCGGCAAGGTCGCGCCCAAAGACGCAATCCGTGACCTGGCCGGAGAATGGGCTCACCCGGTGGCATTGGCTGGCGCCATCCTGGCCCTTCGCGACAAGGACTACTCGCCCTGGTACTACGAGCATTACCCCGACCGCCCCCGCAATCCTGAGCTGATTGCCATGGCTGAAGCCTGCGGTATTGACGTTGAAGGAGTCAAAGCCAAAGTCAAGGCCAACATGCGCGCGGTCGCAGCCGAAAAGGAGGCTGCGGCCAAAAAGCCTGAAGCACCAGAGGGCGATCTACCCCTACAACCGGCTGCGCGTGCTGGCGGGGGTGCTGCGCGAAGCAAAAATGGGGCGGGCAAGGGCTCTGCAGCTGGAGCCAACGAGGTGCCAAAAACAAGCGCAGCACATGCGTCTGCACAAATCGCTGAAGCGCTTCAGGGATTGGAGGAATCAGGCGCGGCCGCAGCCGCGCAGGGCCTCGATGGGGTGCCTGTGGCTGACGCCCAGGCACCTACTACAGGCGCTGACGCGCTTGGCCACGAAGCAGCTCCTGTCGATGCTGTGGCATCGCAGGATCTGCCGCCCTCCTCGACGGTCGCAGCTGATGACCGGGCCGAAGACGATGCCGAGCAGCAGCCTGCGGCTGCCCCGAGCCAGCAGGGGAGAGGGTTCGCAATTGACACCGTAGTGCGCGTGAAAGACGGCCTGCGCGGCCCCAACAACAAGCTGCGCAAGACCTGCGGCCGCGTGGGTGTGGTCAAGCAAGGCCTGCCTGGTGGCGGCATCCCCGTGATGTTCGGCCCACGTGCACACGAGAGCGCCATTTTCACAGCCGACGAACTGGAGCCCTACAAGGCGGACCCAATTGTCGGAAAACGCGCCCGAGTCCTCAAAGCCGGAATGACAGAGCGCCGCAATGCATTCATGTGGAAGGAAGGCACTGTGTCAGGCGTCCTTGAGGATGGCTGGCAAATCACCTTCCACAGCAAGACCGGGGGACTTCCCACACAGGAAGTGTTCGGCACTGATGAGCTGGAGTCCATCGAATGATTACCGCAGAAAAACCCTGCATCAAATGCAATGAACTATGGCCGGACGACAAAGAGTTTTTCTTCGCCGGCCGGGGTTCTACTGCACTGCTGAGCGTATGCAAAGCCTGCTACGCCGAGCACTACCGAAGCCCGGAGTCGCGGCGCAAGCCTAAGAAGGTCACACCCGCTACGTGTCTGTCTGCAGTGAGGCTGCAAGGCATCTTTCATGACCTGGTTGTGGGAGCACAAGCATGAGCAAACTGTCTCAACTCAAGAAAAAAGTTGGCTATCAGGAGCACGTACCACGCTGCTCAACCTGCGCCTACTTTCTACAGCAGCAGCTCATGAGGGACTCAATGCCCGGCTACTTCCAGCGGTTCTGCAGACAGCATCATTTCGAGGTCAAGGCACACGCTTGCTGCGACAACTGGATCTCTGAGAAAGGTGAGGTACTTGGATGACACGCCGTCACTATTTCAAGCCCGCCCCAAAGCGCGGCCGCAACCCGCTGATGGTCTTCAACCAGCACAACAGCAAGCTAACGCCTGCCGAGGTTGCCGAGACCATGGACTCACTGCGCACAGCCTTTGCGCACATGCGTGAAGGCGTGGCCACACACAACGAATACGTGGTGCTGCATTCCAACATGCTGATTGCTCAAGAGATCGAGCACATGGGCATCGTCCGCGGCCTGCAGGAGCACATCGCGGCCGCACTCCAGGCCTGCGCCTCCTACCAAGAGCGCAGCGGCTATGCGGAAAGCTGGAGTCCCAGCGATATCCACTTCCATGAGCTGGATGCACTGGGCGCGATGCTGGATCTGCACGAGTACCAGCTGCAGCAGCTCACCGCCCGCGAAGTGCACCTGGCTGCACAGCGCCTGGTTGCCCGTACCAAGTCTGCCGGCGGCGAGGTCTACCAGGCAGACAACAGCATGACCACCCTGACAACCTACAAGCCTCAAAAGCAAGGAGCACCAGCATGAGCAGCCTGGTCACTCAAATGATCGTCACAGAGAAATACGGCCTGCGTCTGAATACAGCTCAGATCGCGGAAGTTCTGGGGATCACCAAAGCCGCTGTACTCAACAAGGTCAGCGATGGAACCATGCCCATCAAGACCTACATGGACGCAGGCAAGCGCTGGGCCGACTACCGCGACGTGGCCGAGCACATTGACTCTTGCAGGCAGCGCGCCACCCTGGCCAGCGTTTGAGCGCGGCCCCGCAGCTAAGAGCTGCGGGGGCTAATCATCACGCATAGCTTTCTCACGGAGGTGCGAGTGATATCCACAAAGACCGCCATTGTCTTGATCGTATTGGCCTAAGGGCTCCCCACAAGCCTCGCATTCCTTGTAATCAAGCGTGGCCTCACACCAAAAACAGCATTGCTCACTGTTAACAAAGGTATCCCGGCTGCATTGATAGCACTCTTCAATATCAGCTTCGCCACCATCACGGGGGTCACTGTAGTAAGCGTCGTTGAGTTCTTTGATCATCAACGGGCCAATTAGATCTGAATGACCACAGGCGTCACAGACGTACTTGAAAGTCTCATCCTGGCTTTCAACAGTTGCACACTGATCAATATCATCTTGGCTTGGCCGCAAAAGAGAAGACCCACACTCTTCGCACTGGCACTTCTCATGCCATGACTGCATCATCTCTGGAACGCCTGCCTCATCCCATGCCGATTTACAGGCTGCCATTCTCTCGGTAAAAAATTCATGGTGAGCCAGCATGACGGGCCAAGCCGCGCCCAGCAGGTCGGCGGGCTCTTCGTTGAGTTGAGCTGAAACAAACTCACGCAACACTGGGAAAAGCTCAGCAACGAAATCCGCCACCTCACCCATCGTGTTTGCCGGATGCAAGTGCTCTAGATGATTACGACACTCCTGCAACTTCTCAATAACGGGCCAGTCGACTTCAATGCCGAACCCCTCAAATCGCTTCTTGATGGTGGCAACATCAATGGTGGTTTTCTTAAACTTCCCAACTGGCCTCCATTCCACACCACCACTACCGTCCGCTTGCGGTAACACCTCAGGAGGATTAAAGATAAGCTTCTGGGCGTCCTCGGGATCGTCGACGGAGTCCGCTATCTTGTACTTAAACAAAAGCAGGATGCCTGCAAACAGATTACGCACTGCAGATAGGGCTCTTGCGGGGTCTCCTCCCTGAGTCAAAGGAAGCTTCGAGCACTCAAAATCTTCGATGCCTAGGCGAATCGAAGTCAGCGCATTTTCCTTGAGCTTTTCCGCATCAAAATCAGCCATAGTTGGTCTCCTCTTTCTTTTCGGTGATAGCTCAACTCACTTCGTCGAGCTAACTAGGTCCCGTTTGCTGGCGGGTCCTTCATGCAAATCCTCTGGTCTGAGGTTCGTGTACCGCTTCAAGTTTTCCCACTTCTTATGGCCTGTGACCAGGGCCACTTCGGGGATCTGATAGCCAGCCTCAAACAGCAAGCTGGTGCTCTCGTGTCTCATGTCGTGCAACCTCAGGTTGTCGATACCCAGCTCTTTGCACGCCTCCCGGAAATACTTGCTCACAGTCTGAGGATGCAGCGGGAAGATCCTGCCCAACACATCATCACGCGGCTGCGCCTGGACGATCTCCCAAGCTCTGCCGAGCAGCGGCACCCACATATCGTTGCCCAGCTTATTACGCGGATCTTTGCGGTTGCGCACCAGCACCATCCGCTTGGTTTCATCCAGATCGCTAAACAGCAGCTTGCAGACCTCTCCACGGCGCATCGCTGAATAAGAGGCGAACTCCACAAAGTCCGCATAGCCCTGACCTCGACGCTTGACCAGGTAGGCCAGGATCTCGTCCAGCTCCTCAGTTTCAGGCCTGCGCGCACGCACACCACCAGGCGCGATCAGCTTCAGGTGATTGAGCAGCGGCCGCGCCTCGGCAACCACATTGGGAATCTTCACTTTGAGAAATGGGCCGGCGTAGCGCATCACTGTGCTCAGCTTGGTGAGATCCATGCTGATCGTATAGCCGCCGGCACCCTCTTCGGCGCGCATCTGGCAAAAGCCAACCAGGATCTGCGGCGTCAACGTCATGGCATCGAGCGTGCCCAGCTCGCGCTTGAGTCTCAGCAGCGTGTAGTACTCATTGGACGTGTCCCGCACCGATCTGCCAGAGGCCTCTCGCATCGACACATAGGCGTCAATCACTGTCCCGATCAGGAGCTTTTTCCCCAGCACGCTTTCGGCGCGCGGAGCAGCGCCCTCATCGATGTCGGACTCGATGCGGCGCGCCCAATTCTCCGCCTGAGCCTTGGTCCCAAACGTCTTGCAATATGATGGGAACCCTTTGCGACGGATCAGTGCCCGCCACCTGTCACCGATCTTTGTGATGCTTGCCAC